TTGTTTCAGGTATATCACATTGTTCATATTTAATATAAGATAATTTACCGTGCTCCTTCCAAGTTAAACATCTAACTCCATTTTTGCTTCTTTCGCCATTTAAACCAATTTGTGATTTAACAACTTTACCCTCCCAGGCAGCAGTTGCCTCAATAACTTGCCCATCGCCAACATAAATACCAACATGTCCATCCATGTGTAATAATTCACCAGGCTCTATGTGAGAAAAATCTCTTGATACATCATAACATCTATTTATAATATTATCTGCAGTATCATCATAAACTCCATTACAACCATAAACAGCTCCACCGTGAGGAGCGTTTTTATTAAAATCAAATCCCCACAAAATACTTTTGATCATACAGACACAATCCATATTCCATGAATTACCGTTCCATTTTGACCAATCACCACCACTTACACTATAGTAAACTGTTGGTTCATTAACTAATTTTTCTAAAATATTTATAAATTCTCTACTTGTCATAACTATTTTACCTCGTCTTTCTTTTTTGTAAAAAAATATGTAAATACTGCAGTACATAAATTAGTAAATAATAAGAATACTGTTTCAAATATATTTTCACTCTTAAATACTGCAATAAACAATAATATTACTAATGCTATCGCAAATAGTACTGTAACAAATGATTTAACATCATCTATAGCTTTTTTCATTTTTATCACTCCTCTACTTTATTCCTAACTTAAATAATGCAAATGCTAATATTGCATAAAATAAATAATCTATAAGCTTGTCCCATTTAAGGCCCTTTTGTTTATCATTACTTTCTAATTTGGTATCAATTCTCTCAACAGCGTTTTCAACTTTACCCATTCTATAATCCATTTTTTCCATTATTGAATATGTTTCTTCAAGGTTTTCAATTTTGGTTTCTTGTTCATCAAGTCTTTTAGTATTTGATTTAGAACGTTGTTCGGTTTCAACTATTTTTTCTATATATTTTTCTTCCATATTTTCACCTAATTTGCTACTACATCTATGTGAAATTTAGCAAATGAATATGAATTACCAGTAAAATCAGAAATAATAATACTTGTTCCGCCAATAAACAAATAACCCGTTCCACCATTGGCCCATTGTGACCCACACAAAAACGAACAACTGTTTACAGTGCCAACAATACTCCTTTTTAAGGTAGCAACATTTTCAGAATCAGTAGAAAATGCACCACTGTTTTTTTTGATTACAACATCACCAAAATAATGATTTCCTTGTCTAAAAATGTTTTGTTCTAAAATCGTATAGCCATCATTTGCTGTAATAAAATCTGTTACTTGTACAATGCCATTATCAAAATCAATATGTTTATTATAATTAGTAGCAACCGTTCCTTTTTCAAATTGAACTTTATCTTTCTTTATTTTACCAAAACAAAGTCGAACATATTTAGCAGTTGCTGGAGCTTTTTTTGACAGACTTGTATTAACATTATCATTTACTAATTCGTAATTAAGCCAATTTTTATTACTATCGTAAAAATGAATACATAATATTGATGCTGTATCAAGACTCATTGTATAATCTATATTTGGTTCTACTTCAATAAAATCACTATATGCCATATTACTATCCCAAGTTGGTGCACCATCAGTGTAACTTAAATAATAATTTTCAATTACCGAATTTTTATCAAATGAATTTTTACTCTTAATATCCTCTACTACTATACTTCCCATTGATTCTTTTCCTGACAATCTTTTGTCATTATGTTCTATTCCATCTTCCATATGATTTAAATGTTCTTCATCAATATCTGATTCATCGTCAATCCAAATTTGTTTTTCGTAATCCGTTTACTTATTCCTTTCTTTTAATAAATTTTCAATGATTTCTTGTTGTTCTTGTATCGCCTTAAAACAAACTGATATCATTGAATATAAATCCACACCATCGTTTTTTTGAGATGTAATTTCTTCTGAATAATTAAATTCATCACCTATAACAAATCCGATGTGTTTTTTTTCTGATTTCTTTTGATCCTTTAAATGGTATTTATAAATATCAACGTTTTTTATAATATCTAAAGCATTTTCTAATTTCTCAAAATTTTTCTTTGAAGTTGATAGTGATGTTTGTGTCAATGTTGGAGTTACTATCCCACTATGCCTAATTATAGTAGTTACATTTGTATTCCAATTTGTTAATGAAATTTGAGGTATGCCTTGTAATATAGTATTTATGATTATTGATGCTTGATTATCTGGACCAGAGGTATAAGGATCATAAAAAAACATACCAGTGCCAGCTAAGTATGCTTTTCGTTCAAATTCTGTTCCTTCTTGATTTATCAATAGTAAGTTTTGGTTTGAATTATCTTTAGTTTTAATCTTAACTTTTCCCATACTATCAACTTCTAAACAATCACTATCAATGGTCATATTTTTGCTTGTTAAATTAATACTATTACCAGCAATTAAATTTAAAACATCATTCGCAGTCAAATTAATATTATCAGCAGCAACATTGAACACGGAACCATTATCTGCAGAGCCATTCAATTCTACTTGAACTATTTTTCCATCTGAATTTACCTTTAAAACAATTTCACCTGCATTTTTATTCGTAGTTATAATTGCATTTTTTAAAGAATTGTCAGTAGGTTTTGATGTTTTGTAATTAGTAAGTTCTGATTCTGCTTCTTCATTATAAATTGTTTCTGAAATTCCAGATGATATTTCAATTTCGTCATTTAACAATAAACACTTGTATTTATTGCTATTTACAGGATGTAATCCCTTTTTTGGCTTTAAACCTTTGTGTGGATACAAATAATTATTTCCCATTCTAAAATCAAATAAATCACCAACCTCAAAAAACATAATGCCTGGTGATTGTATGTCGCATACATAATAATATAACCCATTCATTTGTTCAAATAATTCATCAATATATTGTTCTCTATTTTTTTCTAAAAAAGGATTATCTTTAATTTTTAATTCACACAATCCATTTTTTTTGATGCTTTCTTCATCTTTTCTATAAATACAATCACTACCGCCACCTCTTGAAAATACAATACTGTTTATAGGACCATATTTAGATTTAAATGTTATATTTTTATCATTTAAATAACTTTTGCTTAAAATTTTATGTGTTTCTGTAGGATATTTAATTTCAAGTTTATCTTCTGAATTTATAATAATAAATCCACCCACTAATTGTGCTAAAAAATCAAGTATATCTCTATAAGTATATAATTGATAATCAAAGTAGTCCTCATTTATTATTTTATTATAATTTCTAAATACATCATTATTGTTTGCAAATTCAATTCCACATTTTAAACAAATTGCATTTATATAATCTCTTATAGTAATAGGATAAATTATATCTAATTTAGAATAATCTAGCATTGTTTTTAACATTAAATCGTAACATATATGTTTATAGCTGTTTGTATCTGCATCCCATTCATTGCTATTTATAATATAATTTCCAAAATCAATATATTCAACACTACCTTCTATTTCTAATCCTGATTTAACATTTATATTTGTATTTTTAGGAATCTGTTTTGTTGAGTAAAAATTGACTTGTTTCATAACTGATTTTAATAAACTAGCATTTGTAATAGGATTTATAGATATTAAATCATCACCTGTTAATATTTTCGTTTCATTATTTAGTATATAAGTTATTTTGTTGTCTATTTTCCTACCTAAAAGTATAATTTCTTTTTCATATTTATTTGTATGTACTCTCGTTATCTTCTTGGCTTAGTATCAATAAATGAAATACTAAATGCCTTTCCTTTCTGCATATTTTCATATTCGATTTCCCAATCATTAGTATATGATGTCATTGTTCTTCTTCCAACAACAGGGTCATCATAAGTAACCGATTGTCTTGCTTTATCAAAGATTGGAGCTAAAATCTTTACTTCATCAGGTTCTAATCCTCTAATATAACAAGTTATTTTAGGGCAAACACCTCCAAAAGTACCAACAGTTTCAAAATTTAAATTTCTCCCTGTGTCATCTCCCCATACTTTATGATATCCATATTTAACCTTCAATAAATATTTACCCATATTTATTGAGTCAATTATTATAGAATCTTCATCTAAATACGTTCACATTCTCCTAACTATTTGCCAAAAAATTTTTACTTTTAGTAACATTATTTACCTGTCTTTGAATAAGACGACCATCTAAATATATATTATTTACATTTTGACCGCCACCTCCATATTGATTTATTAAACTTGCAAGACGTGATAAATAATCAGATCTTTCAGGTAAAACATATTCATTGTAACCAGCTTCACCTATTATTGCTTTAGTTGGTTGCGTAACAATTCCACCTTGTGCAAATGCTCTTCCGCCTCCGCTATGCATTCTCGAACTAGAACTAATATGAATTTTTTTATCAATTAAATCTTGTGTAAGATTCAATATATTGGTTAAATCACTTTTTACTTTATCAGCACCACTAAGTTCAATAGTTGGATTATAGTTTTTATTTATATCTTGTAATTTTTCTTTCAAATCATCAGTTTTTAATCCCAATTCTTCTGATTTAACTCCTTGATCATATAAAGATTGTGCTAAGAATTGAATTTCTTCATCAGTAAGTTTTCCTTGTTTATAAAGTTCCCACAATTGAGTATTAAGCCCAGCCATTTCTTCAACACTTAATTCCATTTCTTTTCTTGTCTTTTTATTTGCATCCGTCCAATCCATCCAAGTAGGTATTAACTGTCCTTCAATTGACTCTTGTTGTTTTTTAGTTAAAGATATTTGCCTTTTTAAATAATCAATGGTTTGTTTTGTTTTCTCTCCAACTTCCTTTTCAGAGCTTGCCCATTCAACCATATTTTTCGCAGTTTCAGGAATAGATTTTGCTTGCTCTTCATGCATTTTTAAATTTTCGTCCAATTGCTTATTTAGTTGTTTAGTTTGTTCTATCGCCTCTTTAACACCTTTAATAGCAACATAACCCAACCACACTGCAGCAATTATTCCTAATAACCATGCTAATGCAGATAAACCAGTACCAGCCGCACCACTTACACCAATAAGCTTACCAATATTTCCTAATAACCCAGCAATTTTTACTGCTCCAAACGTAACACCTAATGCAATTCCAACTTTACTTATCCAATCCCAATTTTCTTGCAACCAATGTGCTAAATCTTGAAGTTTTTTTACCAAATCTTGATTTAATTCTGGAATTTCTATTAAACCACTAGAACTTGAACCATTTAGTGAACTTGTAGATTGACTTTGTTGAATATTCATTTCATCAAATGCATAAGTTTGATTATTTAAATTTTTTTGAGCTTTAGCTTGCTTATCTAATGCTTTTGCATTTGCTCTCGCTATAAAATCTATACCAGTTAATGCTTTCACAAACTCGTTAAGATAACCTAAACCCTTTAAAAGTACATCACTAATATATTCAATTGCTGGAGCTAAAAAACTTCCAAGTCCAACCCAAACACTTTGTAATTTTTGTGCTAATTCAGTATCCTGCGATAAATATGCACTACTTGCTTTACTGACTATAGCATATATTGAACCTAAACTTAATAAATGAAGCCCGAATTTTTTTAATTGTGAAATTCCATCACCAAATGTTTTATTATTTGTATTTTTTAATTTTTTTGTTTTTGAATCTAAATTTTCTATTTTCTTTATAGTACTATCTATTTGATTTCCAACTTTTTCTAATAAATAATCTTGATTCGCTAAAGTATTATTCGATAAAATAGAATCATACTGCCTTTTTAAAGCACTCAATTTTTCCTTGTAAAAATCTAATTTGTCAGTATCCCAATTTCCTGTTAACTCTAAATCGTTATTAAAAAAATTCTGCCAATCCAAATCTGGACTTTGTAATGTATTTTTTAATGATATAATTTTATTTTTTGTCTTTTCTATATCACTTTCTAATTTATTTTTCTCATCTTCACTCATTCGCAAATGAACTGGTATTTCATTTTCACTTTCCAAAGTTTTTGTCATTGTATCTAATTTGAATTCTAATTCTTTTAACTGTGCATCAATACTTTTGGTTTCTAATTCAGTATTTATTCTAATTTGTCCATCCGTTATTTCACCTCAATTCCTGCCAACTCAAATACAGTTTTAACTGATTTTTGTTGTTCTTCACTTAATTTTGGTTTTCTTTTTTCTAATGCAAGATATTCTTGTGCTTTTATTACTTGTTCTAATACTCTTGGATCATCAATTTTCGAAATATCACAATTCCTTATTTCTCTGACTTTATTTAACAAACATTCACTTGTTAATCCACTAATTAATTCGTTAAATTCATACCAATGCATATATGGTATATCATTTAAATTTAAATGATAACATTGCCTTATACTTGTTCTTATTTTTGTTTCATCTTCAAAATAATCCATATCAATTTCATCATCAGAAATGTTTTCTTTTTGACCACATCTTAAATATATTTCAATTTTTTCGTGTAAAATTGGTTCATCTTCATATAATACATTTTCACCTAGTAAAAGGGTTTCAATAGCATAAAATCTTTCTATATCCCCTATTTCTACATCATCTATTGCTTTTAAACAAGCTAATGCTATACGATAATCAGTATTAATGTTGTATATATGACCATTTGCTTCCATTTTTGTTGGATACATTTAAATTACATCTTTCTCTTCTGATAAATATTTTTCTGCTAAAACTTTTTTTGATTTTTTTATATCAATATTCATTTTTTTAAAATGAGGCTCTAATGCATCAAACAATTCACCAAACATTCCATAATAATTTTTGTCACCAAAAATCTTTTTACATGCGTCATTTCCTAGAAATTTATCAAATTCAATTCTCATTTCTTGACATTTTTTAAGTTCAAGTTCTTTTTCTTGGCACATATAATCAGTTTTATCTGGATATGTCTTTTTCAATATTTCAAGTTCTTCAATAAATCTTTTATCAATTTCTGAAATTTTCTTACTAGCTTCTAAAACTTTTAACGGTAATGATATATCGACTAAATCAAATTCAATATAATCACCATTATCATTCACTTCTATTTTATATGTATCATGTTTTTTTAAATTAAGTTTTTCCATAAAATCAGCCTTTCTATATAAAAAAACGAGTAGAGTAAATTACCCTACTCATCCTTTGTGAATGTAGGAACCTTATTTGTAAATGTTACTGTCCCTAAAATTGGATCTCCATTATAATCAATATCATATTCAATAACAGCATTTTCATCATTATACTTAGTAATTGAAATATTACATTCATATACTGTTGCTTTGCAAGTAGTAACTTCCTCTTTAGTAGTACTATCCCACGAATCAATATCCAAAATTTGAGTAACACATTTTAAACCAACACCTGCAGTACGTCTAATTTCATTTATAAATTCAAAAACAGGATCTCCTTTATAACATTTTTGAGAAACTGGGACAGTTATTTGATATGAATCTGTTGTTGTTGTCGCATTTTTATGTATAATCCATTTTTCAGTAGTTTTTTGTGGATTATAATTTTGTCCCATTGAAGTAATACCAGTACCGATTAATGCCCAACTATAATTTGTTGAACCAGGTTCTGTATTTAAATATGATATTGTTTGTTCTCTTCCTAATTTTTCCGTTTACTCATTCCTCTCTTTAAAATAAATTATTTGCATTTGAATTGAATATCTAGCAGTATTAACATCAGTAGCTTCAACACCACCATTATTCAAGCATTTAATACTGTCAATTCCTTTTATGTTTGGTAATATTTTTTTAATATTATTACTTTCAATCAAATCTAACAGTTTTTCATAAAAAGTACTATTCGCTAAATTTTGTATTACATCTGCACCATAATAATTACAACTGACTAATTGAAACTGAAATTGTCTTAATGAAGATTTATCTATGTATTCTTCTAATACTGGATCAACTGGTATTTTTTCAATTGAAAACTCTGTTGGTTCAGAGCCTAAAAAATCTATATTAATCCTACAATTTTCATCAATTATATTGTTCTCAATAAAATATTTTCTTATTTGTTCAATCGTTATTTATGTCCTCCATTTACAAAATTTTGTACTTCTTGAACTACTTTATCACCTTTTGAAGTCCACATTAATTTATCCCAATGTGCACCTGTTCCTGGAATATGATAATTTAGATTTTTACCTGAATTGACTTTTGTAATTCCTGGTCTTGACCAATACCCATAATTTGGGCTATAAAAAGCTCCCTTTTGATATTTAGGATCTACGTATAATTTGCCATTAAACAAATAATGCGAATCAGGGCTTTTATATGTAATACTATCAACATCTAAATTGACATTTTGGTTTAAATGACTTTTTGTACCACCTGGTACAAATGATGTCATATATCTATAACAAGTATTAGTTAAAAATGCATGAACTGGTCCTTTATTTTGAATTCCCAATCTGACTTTTATTACACTAACAGGTTTTATATATACACTCATTATTTTGCTCCTAATTGGATATGTTTCATTTCATCACTACCAAAATTGTTATCAATTAATGTTGTAATATTATAGTTATCAACCATCAAATCACTTTGTTTAGTTATATTATTTTCAATACTACCTTTTACAATAATATCTCCAATAGAAAAAGGAACCTTTTCAAGTTCCCCATTGCTATTGTAAGGTATGTAAACATTTATATCATTAGCCTTTTCATAACCTTTATTGATACTAGCACCTTTACCACCTTGCCACATTACATTTTCTATTGGATATCTATCCCATTCATCTAATCTTGTTTTTGAATTAAATTTTTTATGATAAAGTGTCATACTCGAATTAGTTATCATCCGCACCACAATATAAAACATATATATCATTTACTTTTGTTTCAGATAAATATGTTTTTATTATACCATTTAATGATTTTTGTCTTTCACTTGTAATCTGCTTATCATAATTAACTGAATAACTCCCTACTGTTTCACTAGATTTATTTCCAGTTTCATTGTATTTTTTTATTTCAGTCATTAATTCGTTCACACACAATTTCAATTCAATAGGATAATTAGATATTTTTCTAAAACGGTTAGAAGTAAGTTCATCAACTTGTTTTTCTGCTCGATATTCTAATGAATTAAAGGGCATTTCTGAAAGATTGCCCCCTAACTTCTTATATTCATCATAAGTTAAGTATTGGTTTTCAAATTTCATAATGCCCTCCTATATTAAGCAAAATCTACTAATAGATCACTATCTAATTCTTTGATACCATAGATAATATCAAATGATATTTTATCTTTCTTAGTATCTTGGTCATAACCAAATACAACTCTTACAGCTAATCCATCAGCACTAGCAATAGCAGCCTTAGCAGCACCTTGAGGTAATTCTAATTGTCTAGTAACTAATGCTAAACCATTTCTATGGAAACCTAAAGAGTGTGCCTTATTTATAATTACTGCACTTACTGCAGTAGTAATAGCAAATGGTATTTTTTCAGTTACTTTTAATGTTCCTGCTCCATCTGCTAGAGTTAAGTCTTCTGCGACTTCAAATAAGTATCCATTAACAATTAATTTATCCCCTGCTTTAATAGTACCTGTTTTGGCAGTACCCTCTGATACAGTGAATTGTGTTGCACCTTTAGTACAAGCAACTTTATATGCTGTTGCAGTACCAGCAGTGGCAGAAGTGTTTTCAGGTGCATTTTGGCTTAAGAATGAATTCATTGTATAAACTCTACCTATTTCAGCCTCTTTTAATGCTTCTGAATCGCCCTTATAGCATACTTTAGCAAAATTATCTAAAGTATTATATTTATACATAGTATCAGTAGCTAATACTAAATTTCTATTCTTATCTCTTGGTGCTTTTTTCTTATCTAATGCTTTAGCAACATTAGCAATATCAGCTATTACTGGTGTTGCTGATACAGATACTTTAGAACCAGCTTTTTCAACTCCAACAGTTAATAAGTCAATATCTACTGCTTGAGCAATTGCAGTTAATGCTGGTTCAATAACTTGCTTTGAAAAATCTTTAATATCTAAAGTCATTTCTTTAGAAGTTACACCAACAGTAACATCTCTGTATCTGTCCATTTTAACTGGAACAGAACCTTCGCTAATTTCTTGTTCTTCTACCTCTCCTATAAAGTTTTTTGCCACAAATTTGGCAGGTTTACGAACTGTAATAGTATCTCCTACATTTACAAATTCCTTTGAATAATCTCTATGTACTAAGTTAGCCATAGTTAAATTTGATTCTAATACAAGTAATGCTTCATTTGCAATAACTTGTGGTGTTAATATTTTATTCATAATTCATTTCCTTTCTTTTTATTAATTGTTTTGTCGCCATGCTTTATATTGTTCGAAAGACATCTCATCTAAATTATTAGGTGTTGATGTAGAACCTTCTCCCATACCTGGCATGTTAGCAGGTTGATTTGGATTTTCAAATAATCCAGTTTTGTCCTTTGTAAGACTTTCAAAGATTTCACTTATACCTTTTCCTTTATTTTCTGCTTTGTTCAATTCAGATTTGATATCAGCAATTAATCCATTTTTGACATAATCACTAGTGAATTTCTTATCTCCAAATACAGTAATAATGTTATTGGTTAAGATTTCATCCTCTTGTTTTTTCTTGTTTTCAGCCTCTTGATTTTTAATTTTTGTATCAAGTGCCTCAAACTTTTCTTTCCAATTCTCATCATTTTGAGAACTTTCTTTTAGGGTTTTAATTTCCGTTTCATAAGTGTTTACCTTTTTAGTTAAATCCTCATTTGTTTCCTTTAGCCCTTGTAGGTTTTTACCATATTCAGCCATTATGCTGTCAACAGTTTCCTTATCCAAGTCTAACCCTTTTAAAAAATCACGCATATATTTTCCTCCTTACATTTTTTTACGAGGTCTAGTCCTCGTGTGATTTAATATATTTTCTAGTCCTATCGTTGCTATGACACACGAAAAAAGCCGATTTTATTCAATCGACTTAGTAGTGCATTTTATAAGCACCATAGAATAGATATACCAGTATTATGGCTAATTAACAATTAACACTGTTTCGCCTAGCCAATACCCGTATATTGTGGCTATATATCTACTCTATGCTACCTATAAGATAGCATAATAAAAGCACTCTATTTTTGAGTACTTAATAATTCTTTTAATTTTTCGTCATATACGTCGTATATTTCCCAAACACCACCTTTGGAACTACCATCTGCTGGTCTTGGATTACTAGATGAATACATATAATTTTCTTCACTATCATCTACTATTGAGAGCATTTCACCATCTGACGAAATTCCAACACAATCATATATTTTATTATTAGTTAATCCATCAACGCCAAATGATTCGCCTATATATTTCAATTTACCTAATAGTTCTAAATCAATATACTCATCAGTTTCGCTTTGATATACTCTTACTTTCATACTTTCACTTTCTTTCTTTAGGTTCTTCTTTTAATTTACATTCATATTGTTTCTCATTTTTCTCGTAATAATGTACTTGATATGAATAGTATTTACCATTAACAGTACCTGCAACTTTAGTCCAGTTACCAGAACCATATTTTTCTTCTAATTGTTTTTTTACTCTAATATTTTTAGAAGTTCCTTGACCAGCAATAACTGTCACATTTTCTATAGTTGCATTTTGTGGAATAATCCACTTCTTGACACTTATATTATCACTAAATAAAGTATTTTGCAATAATTCATTATCTTTATGATACGTTTTAGGATTATCTTTCTTATTTATGTTAATTTTTCTATACCCATCTACTCTCAATCTATCAATTTTAGTAGGTAATCCACTTACTTTATGTAAATCATAATACTTATCAGTAAGTTGTCTTATTTTTTCTTGGCAATGATATACTTCATCAGTATCATTTATTGCTTTAGCACCTATTTGTCTATCCTTATACTGTCTTATTTTAGTTTCTAATTGCCTCTGTAGTTGTGTTCCCTCATAATTAGTATAATGATTACCCTCAAATTCAAATCCATTCATATTGGCTTGTTTATCAGCCTCTAATTGTTCTTTTGAACATATTGGTTCAGATACTCCTAACACTATTTGCATAGGAAAATGATAGCAGTTAAGTTCTCCAACATGTCTATCTAAATTATCGTTGACTGTATCATAATCTTGATATTTAACACCATTGATTGTTTTCTCGCCATTAGTACTAAATTGTCTACCATCAACAGTGTCTATATGATCAGGCGCAGCATTTTTATGATGTGATATTTCAACACCGTTTGCTCCAAATTCTTTGCCAAATTCTTCTTGAAGTTCTCTATTCAATCTTCTTATTCCATCCATTATATTCATTCTAACTGATGAATCCGCTCTTCTTGAATAACCTGTTTCAAAATCCACAGTTCTTAATCCATATGACGACATTTCCCTCATTGCTTTTTTTATCATCATTTCATAAGCTTCTCTACCTTGAGCAATACCTAATATAGCTTCATCAGTTATTTTTTGATATATTTCTGATATAGAAGTGAATTCTTTTAAACCATTAGAATTATTTTTTGCATATGCTAACGTATTACTTATATTTACATATTCATTAGCTGTTGCTTTTGCAATACTTTTTACCTGTTCTTGAAGTTTTTTGTTTTCATTATATGGTATAAATTTGATGTTTTGATAATCATAAAATTTTTTAGAAAACGATTGATTTTGTTTTGCTACCTCTTCAAAAATATCGTATATATCCTTTACGTTCATATCAGTTATTTCTGCGATTTTATCAATTATTTCATCTAAATTATTACCATACTCAACAGATTGTAATATTTCCCTTAATTGACTAGGAGTTAAAGTCCCAATGTCATACAATTGATTACCTATTTTTTTTAACAAATAGCTATTTAGACCTTCAATTCTATCAACAAGTCTTTCGGATAACCTCTCTAAAGCATCTTCACTTAGCATTATTAATCACCACTATCATTTAAATATGTAATCCAAAATACAGCCTCTTGTATTCTTGAAATAGCATCATCTCGTTCTCTACTGTAAGATATTGTTTTTTCTATATAATCTGCAAATATTGATAAATATTCACTAATTGCGTTCAATGTTACATCCATTATTCATTAGTTCCTAATAAGTCCTTTGTATTAGGACTTTCTTTTTTTATTTCTTCAATTACCTTTTGTGCTTCTTCCAAAGTCTCATTTGGTTTTAGATATTGCCTTAACTCCGCCTTTTTAATTACACCTTTTGATTCACCCTGACATAATTGACTAAATTCTTGTGAACTATCTTCTAATATTGAATAAGACCAGTCTGTAGATAATTCATATTCTCCTTGTGGTCCTAATCTAAAATAATTAGCTAAAACATCACAGGCATATAAGAAATCTTTTAGTCCGTCTTCTAGACTATCTCTTATATCATCAACTATTGCAAATGTATCTTGATTTGCTCTTCTTGCTTCATCCTTGTTTTGATAAGTTGATAAAGGGTCTGTAATTATTCCTCTATTAGTTCCTATTTGTTTTTCAAGCAATGCAAAATCATTCGTTAATTTGTTATATAATGATGTATCTCTAAATGCAGGATCAAATACTTCCCAAAAATTATCATCACCAGCATTAATTTTCTTGTATAAACCATTAACTGGCAAAGCATCATCACCTTTAAACATTGTGATATCTGCTCCAACAAAAGCCTCTTTTAACCCATATTCTCTATCTATTTGTTCCAAATCTTTCATTATTTTTGCTATTTGCTTATCACAACCATACGTGATAGGTGCACCATACTTATCCATTTCTTTTCTATTATCTATTGGACTCTTGATATACATAAATGGCATTCTATCAACATTTGTTATTGACATATCTTCTATATTTGCCCATTCAGAAATTAATGACATTTCTATAGGTTCACCATCTAATGTTGCTCTATATCGAATATATAGATTATTATTCTCTAGTATGTAATCTGTCCATCTATAATAATGATTTCTATTTTTTACTATATGTTCTGCCATTATAGTACAATCTACAATATCATCACCAACCATCTTATTAATTGATAATCTATTTTGTGTAATTATATTAAAATAGATTTTATTTCTATTAACATATGGAACTACCAATACACCACCAGTACCTAAATTTCTAGCAATTATTTTCTTTAGTTTCTTTTTTAATCTTTTAAGTGTATTTTGTAATAATTCTGCTCTCTTGTTATCACCTACAACATCAATATTGCTATCACTTACTGTAATGTTTGCTAATTTATTAGAAAATATAGCAGTGAAATTTATATCATTATCATTTTCATACTCATAAGTAAACCTGTCATTAGCTTGCATTATCATATCATCTGGTAGTTGTTTCTTACCAAATAATGCAAGTATCCTATTCCAAAATCTCATAAACATATTATCATTCTCCTTTTCTTCTCCATATAGGATTGGTTGCATATCTAACACTATCTATGCAGTGATTATCTTTATCAACATATCCAGTGATATAATTACCATCTTTGTCCTGTGGATGTTCATATGTGCTAAATTCTTCTGCAGTTTTAGGACACCTTTTAGGGTCTATTACTATTTTTGCTAATCCTGATAACCACTTCATTGAATATTCCACACTATCTGGTCCTTTCTTTGCACCTCTCATAAGAGATCCATAACTTTGGAAATCTCCTATTGACTTTGGTTCTGCACTATCAGCAGTAATTAAATCATCGTTTTTTACGCTTTTTTCTTGTTGTAAATAACTCCAAACTTTAGCATTGCTCATCTTATTTACTACATATTCATCAAAAATATATAAGGTTAATTTATTTGGCTGATAACACATTTTAGTCCATGCCAACGGATCAGGAAACCATCCAAAGTCCATACCTTGATATAAATAATCAAAGTTTTCTATTTCCTCATCAGTTATCTCTCTTAATTCAACATTATCAAATACATTTCCACCATCACCAGTTTCTTCTCCTAAATATTCATTAGCATAAGCAGTAGGATTATTTTGTTTTAGTAATTCCGCATCGTCAAAGAAAGGTTGCCCTAGCCAATCTACTGGTACATCTAAATATGTACTTTTATGTACTAATCTTTTAGGGTTGGGTAATCTTTTTTCGACATTAACAAAATGTCTTTTTGATTTTGGAGTATTATATATTCTAAACGTTATATATTCATTACCACCACGTTTAACTGATTGGTCTATCTTACGAACTTCATTCATACCAGTCATTTGGTCAAACTCTTCATATATTATCAATGCTATATACATACCCTTAGGTGGTTTTATTGATTTTATCTTTCCAGGATCATCTGCTCCTCTGAAATAAATCATTTGACCTGTGTTTTTATTTCTCATTTCAAGTGGACTTTTAGTTTTAGACCAATTTTCATTTATAAAAGGATAAGTTTCTGATAACTTATCCATTCCCCATTCTAATTGACTATAAACGGAATCTTTTAATGTATTTGCAACTCTACGAATACATATAGCACACCAATTAGGATTATTTTCTAGTTCTTCTGGAACTATCTCACTCCAAAATGATGATTTAATAGAACCACGACCACCCTCTAGCCAATAATCATCGTGTTTTCTTTCTTTTATGTCCCTATATAAATCTACAAATGCTTTTCCCATATCTTTTGCGGGAAAAAATACTTGTGGTTTATTTTTATCTAGATTTAACTTTTGCATTTCTGCAAATTTTAATTCTTTATCTATCAAAATACCATAAGCACTTGCTAAATCTTTTACATTAGTAAATGCATCTATTTTTTCTGCTTTATCATCAATTGCATCTACTAATTTTGATATCACCTGTAATCGTTTATTGTTCGTTTCTGATATCATTTCTAACATTGATTTAGTATTTTCTTCTTTTTTTTGCTCGATTTTTTCTTTAATTTCTTTATTACTATCATCTTTGCAAAGCTTCCTAACGGTGTATTCGGAAACATTATTCATTCTAGCTGTTTCAGAATAATTGTTATTTTCAACAAAATCAGTAATAATTTTTTTCTTTTGCTTATCAGTTAGTTTTGTTCTTGTTGTTTTCTTTATTTTAGACATAATAACCAACTCACTAATGATTTTTTGTTAGTAAAAGAATCTTTAAATTTTTCTCGTGTTTTTACATTCGTAACAAATGTATTATATATTTTTGACACTTTTCCATTTTTATTTGTAATAACTTGTATAATAGATATTTCATACTTTTTTGATAGCATTGATAATTGAATTGTAATATATCTATCTAAACTCGTTTAATCACCTCATTTTGGTTGCAGAGGTAGGATTTGAACCTACGACCTCAAGCTAACGACACTTGTAAGCTACCAGACTGCTCTACTCTGCTATATTAAAACATCATTTAACGATGTTTGTTAACATTGTTTAACTCTTGTTCACATTTTTTCTCTTTAGGACATCCCTTGCAGTGATATCTAAAGCAGTATTTCAAATCTTCTTTCTTTTTATTCTTCATATTTTCACCACAAAAAAACAACCATTTAAGGTTGCTATATTTGACACAACAAATTGAAAAGATAACATATAATCAATTCCGAGTAGTCATCCTCGCATTTCATAGTATCTTTAATAGATACTGATACTAATGATACAATATAGACTTGCACTATATTTCTTACCGCGCTAGGTTGACTGTTGCCTTTTAATGATATCTTATTGTTTACACTACAATCAAGGAACAACTCGTTTTAACTATCTAAACTATATATCATCAGTATCACTACTATCAAAGTAGTGCATTCCCGTACCAATAGGGAATAAACAAACAATTTAAAATATTTGAAGAACTAATTTAATAAATCAGTTCCAGTGCCTTATAGGCACCATATCAAGTAAATATGTTGGAACAGCCTAACTTATAGCAACAAGCAATTTATATACTACTCTATTTCAAGCAAATTGCTGTCTAGTGTTCTATTTTTATATATTTACTCAATATGCTACCTATAAGTAGCATTTATATTTTCTCACAATATCATTATAACATAATTAAAATGGACATTTTCGGACATCTTGAATTTTTACTTGGACATTTTCGGACATTTTAATTCTATATCAGTTATTGACCAAGAATTATCACTTGGGGTTCTGCCTTTATATTCATCATAGTATCTCTTACATTGCTTAGCACTATATCCCATTTCATTAGCTATATCATCCCAGGAATATCTCTTATTGTCTTTTTTTAAAGAATATTCCTTTAAAAATGCTATGCATAAACTTGGTTCTGACAATTTTAAAATTTTAATCTCATTTAATATGTATGTTTCGTAAGCAACCCTTAAAGAATATTGCTCTTGTAACTTTAAAACATTATCATCTTTGCTTATTATCATATTAATAAATTTATCATTACTACTAATAGAACAATTTACTAATACATCTCTTAATTTGCTACATCCAATATCATATTGTTTTTCAATCAACGTTTCTAAAAGACTTATTTTATTATTTATTTTATTTAATTCATTCCACGCTTTGATTAAATCCAAATTATTTACCTCCTCTATTCTTTTAGATCAATCTTATTCACCAACTTGAGTTTTAATTTCAATTGGTACAATAGCTTCTGGCCTAAATATAAACTCATAGTCATATCTTGATACATCACTATACTCCAATTGTTCTACAACATATGTTGTTTCCTCTGCTATGTATAAAAAATGTTTTTGATATTTATCTTCACCAATTCTACAAATTAGTTCTAATTCATCATTCGTATTTTCTAGACCACCTTTAACACTGCAATTACCAGTTGCTTGAAATAAATATTCACCTGTTCTTAAGTTTATAAAAGTTATTCTTCTTTTTACTTTAAATTCATCTGCTTCTCTGCTTAAATTATAACTAACTGTATCTGCGCTATCACATCCTACTACACCAATTAACATCACGCCTAAAATTATTCCTAATATTATTTTTTTCATTTTTTACCTCCTAATAAGCAGCAAACCATACTCGTTTCCCATTTTTTATTTTGTAAATATATTTATGATTTTCTATGTCATACTTCATGTCAAGATTATCTTTCAAATAATCAACTAATTTTGCACTAACGAATATATAACCGTTTTCTCTTAATTCTCTCATTCTAAAGGTAAAATCTTTAATTAAAGTTTTTTCGTTAGGTCTTAAATTAAATATATCTTCATCATAAACATTTTTTGTTTCTTTATCTTTTTCCCATATATATTGTTCTAATATATCGACAAATGGTTGTATATCTTTGATTGACATTATTGTTTCTAACCCATAACAACCGTCTTCATCTACCTTTATGCCTTGTTTAATTAATTCATCTATAAAAGGTTGATAATATTCATTATTTCCTAATATTTGTATCTCGCTTTTTCCAGTAGTTCCTACATAAGTTCTATATGCCATTATTTATCATCTCCTATTATTTCTTTGTATTTTTGTAAAATGTTTTTTAAAGTGATAAGTTCAGACTGTTCCTCCATTGCATTTATATAATCTTCTTCACTATCATATTCACAATTATAGTTTATACTAGTTCCTTTAGGTTCAATATTATATATTTCATCTTCTAAATACTTTATAAACTCTTTTTGTTGAGACTTTATTTTAGATATATCTTCAACAGTTTTTTTATTATATATTGTAGCAGGCATCTGTGTTTCGTCTTTTTTACAACTAAATTTAAATCTGTTTAATTCTTCAACTTGTTTCTTTAATTCACAAATTTGCTCATTTTGTTGAATATTAATATCTAAAATTGTCATATAGTCATCTAGAGTGTATTCTAGTTTTTCACCAGTATCAGCAATAAAATAAGTTTTTAGTTTTCTTAATTCTTGATTTTCTTTTGTTAATTCTGCCTTTTCTATTTCTAGTATGTTTATATATTCTTCTCTAGTCATTTATTTCGTCCTTTCAATTTATTTAATCTTTCTTCTAGTCTATTTGATATTCGCTCTATATCTTCATTTCTCCATTTTTTTATTAAATCAAAATTATAAGAAAACAGAACTTGGTTTCCAAGAGAATTATCATAAACATATATATTTTCATCTTCATAAGGAGCATATAGGTGTACATACGTTTCATCTTCTATTTCTGTATAATTATTTACATCATAATTTATATATATACCGTTTAAATATTTATAATCTTCACCTACTACAAACTCCTCGCTATTAACCATAATTTTTTTTATTTCGATTTCAGGATATTGTTTAATATAAGAATATATTTTCTTCATTTACTCATCACTCCTTTGGCATTTCATAACAACTATCTAGCATTTTAGCTTTTAAAAATAAATCGGCTTCATTATATGACATATTTTTAATATTTAATGAAAATATATTTTGTATTTCATCTAGCACTTCTAATGCTCTTTCTTTTGTTTTATATGTTCCTAATAGTTCAAAAAATTCTCTACTATTTTCATATAATTCAGGTATGTAATTAGCAATTATTTGTTTATTATTTTGATAATTAATACCTACTTGTCTTATTTTTACTAAATTCATTTTATCTTGGCTTCTAATCCATAATTCCATTTACTCATCGCTCCTCTATATGTTTCTACTAAAGCATATCTTTATCAATTAATTTATTAATTATATAAAAGATTATGTGCACTAATGGTATTATTATAATTTCAGCAATTATCATCTCTTTAAAATTTGTTTTAATTATTAAAGAAGATATATTACATAAAAATATAGCTAATACTAATGAAAAATTAATTAATCCCATATTTTCTTTATTCATTGTTATCACCACAGGCTATTGAATCTTCCTTATGATTAAATGGATGTATCTCGACAGTACAATCTTCGATATTATTTACTCTTCTGTAAAATATATCAAGTGAAAGTATTGAATAAAATATTAAAATTAATAATATTGTTATTGCGATTAAACACATACTATTTATTGCTTTTTCCATCATTATCACTTCCTTGTAGTTCTTGCATTTTATTTAAAAGTTCAGACAAAAATTTTCTATATCTATTATCTTTAACATACCTATAATAGTCTTGTTTTTTTCTTATAATTTCTCTTAACTTATTCCAATTATCCTCTAAATCACAAATTTCTTGTCTTTGTTTTAATATAGTACTTTCTCTACGATTATTACTTCTTTCTAAATATTCAATTCGTTCTTTTAATAGTTTGTTTTCTTCAACATTAGATTTTAAAAGTATGTCATAAGTTTTTATAGCACCATTTAATCGTTCATTTTCTTGTTGTAATTTTTCAACTTCTTTTAATGCCGATATTCCCATTTCATATAATTTAAAATCATAATTACTGCCTAATTCTTCTTTTAATTCTGAAAAGCTTTTATAATCATTCATTCTGACACCTCTTAATTATCGTTTTTATAACTAAAGTCTATATAAATTCTAATGCCATTTTCTTTAAACATTTTATTCAGTAATAATATAAAATCTCTTATACCCTTAGCATTATTTTTGAAATCAATTTTTCTTTTATTATCGTAATCATAAATATTTATATTCATTCTGACACCTCTTTATCTTGATATTTTTGAATAACTAGCCATTCATCAGAGGTGCATTTTAAATCATTACAATTTTTATTAATAATATCAAATAAATTTGATATATCTTCTTTGTAATCATCAATAACTTCTTTTTGCTTTTTGACTTGTTTATATAAATCATCAATAGTTAATATACTAATTACTTCATTATAATCAATATATCCGTTTGTTTTACTTTCAGCAGGGTAATAAATAGATTTGTGCATTTGTTCTGATTTAAAACACTTAAATATTCCATTTTTTGTTTCTATATAAACAATATTATTTTCTTTATCCACATTAATACCTCTTATTAAATCTATCTTTGATAAATTTTCTATGTTTTGTATTTATTTCTTTATAACCTAATTGATCTAATAAATCTTTATATGTTTGTTTTTTATTTGATATATAAATTCTATTTGCTAATTCAACTGCTAATTTATTTATTAACTCTTGATTATCACCTTTTAAACTTTCAATTTTTAATTTATTTAATAATTCGATTGTTGTTAATTTTTTCATACTTTCTCCTTTTCAGTAACAAGTTTATATAATTTTTCTAAATCTACTTCTTTATTTTTAAACATGGTTTCTATTTGTTGTAGTTTGTTTTCACGTTTAATTAAGAATTTCATTATCATTTCATAATCTCGTACTTGTTTTTCTATGTCATATTTTTCACTGATTAATTTCATTATTTGCATTATTAATTCTTCCATCTAATCCTCCTCATCAATTTTTATAGAAATTAATGCATTTGATACATCTTTCTTTGTTTTTTCGATTCTTCTCCTATTTGCAGGTGTACTTAAATATCTAATTGTTTTAGGTGTTACATTATATTTTTCGGCTAATTCTTTAGCAGTACCTAAGTCTATAAATTTATCTCCCTTGTATAATGCAAAATACTTTTCCATTAATTTATAAATTCCTCTATTGTGCTTTGAATTTTAATATTAGAAAGCATATTTTCTTTTGCTTTTTTCACAAAATCTCTTTTTATTTCAAAACCATAACAACTTCTATTTAATTCAGCACATGCTCTTAATGTGCTACCACTACCTGCTACTGGATCAATAACAACATCGCCTTCATCAGTAAATATTTTTATAAGTTGTTTTAATAAATTTACTGGTTTCTGAGTAGGATGTATTTTAGGTATTTCTTTACCATCTCTTTTCCACTCAAACCAATTAAAAATCATATGATTTTTACCAAATTCATCAATGTTCCTAAATTTAGGTAGTTTATCTCTATAAAGAACTACTGCATATTCAGTTGCTCCTACGATTTTCATATTTGCTTTTAAAACCTGACTTGAATAATTTTTAATAAATACTAATGGATAATTTTTCATAAGCCCATGTTTCTTCCCGTGCTCTATGACCATAGGTATTTGTTCAAAAGCGCAAAATACTATCATAGCTGGAGCATTACTACTTTTTCCTCTTTCTTCACCTTTTTTAGGTTCTTTGTTTAAATATCTAGTGCAAAAATCAAAAAAGTTATTTATTTTAAAGTCATTGTCTGTGTCAAAAAAACTTTTTCCAGCAAGTTTGCTTTCCCCATTTTTGTTATCTCCATCAACATACCATTGTGGATTACTTGCATAGGCATTGTTTCCTAAATTATAAGGAATATCTGCTATGATTAATTGTGCGTGTGGTATTTGATAAGTTTTAGCATTTTCAAAGTGATCATGATATAGTTCGATTTTTGTTTTTGACATACTTCACCTACTTTACAAACTTTTTAGGAATTAATCCTTCACTGGCCATTACCTTTTTAAGATTTAAATTTTCAGTTTCTTTTATCTCTAACTTATTTTTTAATTTATCTATTTTTATATCTTTTAATGCTATTACTGTTATTAATGCTACTACTATAAATATTACTATCACTTTATACCTCCTCAATTTCTAATCCTTTATACTGCATCATTTTTTTCTTAATTTTATACACATCAGTTCTTACACCCTTAGTATCTACTATATGTAGTTTATTTTCTTCATCTAGATAGGTAAAATCAGCTATATAACTTATTGCTTGTATATTTTTATTACCACTTTTAAATTTAGGTTGTAATTCAAATTTAACTTGTAATTTTAAGTCCTTTATTTTTCCTGCATCTTCTAGTAATTTCAATTTAATGTAATAGTTTCTTTCTTTTTGTGAATCAAATTTAATTCCGTTATAAATTACTTTTTTATTTTTATATTTGCTTTGTTTATAATCTATTGAATTATTTAATAGTTTTGAATATATTTCTTTACTTACTCGCATTTAATTATTCCATTTCTTATAAACTAATTTATCTTCATTCCAATCTTCATATTTACTTTGAAGATATTTTTTAATACTATCGTGTATTTTTTCTTGCTGTTCTTTTGTACCAAAATCATATTTTCTATGACATTTATTAGGTGTTAATTCAGTACATAAAGTTACTATATTTTCTTCTATCCCAAGTCCACCTTTTGAACGTGGTATATAATGTGCATTAGGCATAACATTGTAATTATTTCCACATATAACACAGCATCCATTATCACGTTCAAAAACTTTCTTTTTTACTGACATTGGTATATCAGTTGATTTACTTCTTTTAGATTTCATACTTATTCCCCCTTTTAATAAGTAATCATTTTTTCATCTCTTAATATTTCATCTGGGCTTCTTGTTTCTATTCCTTGTTGTTTACATTCATTACATAAACCCTCTAACAAAATTGCGAATTCACTTTCATTTAATTCATGGCTTGGTGTGTAAACGTGGTACACTTGAAATTGTTTACCATTTTTTATAATTTTAGATTTTTTTTCATAATACTCTATACCTCTTATATCGATTTCATCTGATACAAGTATTTCATATCTTGAACTGTAAGATTTAAGCATTTGAAAATGCAATTCTTCTACACCTATTCTAGTTTTTAATGATAATTCATTTATTAATTTCCAATATTTTTTATTTTGGTCTTTGTTTCTTTTTTCTTTATACTTTTTTATTTCATATATTTGGTCTTTATTTTGTATATACAACCATTGAATAAGTTTTAATGCATTACCAATCATAAATCCTCTAATCTAGGAATTCATCATCTATTGTTACTTGCTCGCCAAAATCTGCAAAAGGATCACGTTCTTCTTTTGGTCCAACATATTCAGGTTCTGGTCTATTATCAGTTTTTCTATCTAAATAACAAATATTTTCAGTTAATACGTCCGTTGTATATCTTTTATTTCCATCTTTATCAGTATAACTTCCTGTTTGAATTCTTCCCTCAATAGAAACTAAACTACCTTTATCCAAATAATTACAAGCATTTTCTGCTGACTTTTTCCATGCAACACAATTTATAAAATCTGCCTCAGTTTCACCATTTTCGTTTTTAAATATTCTATTTACTGCAACTGTGAATCTGCAGTATGCTAAATTTGAACTTGTATAACGTAATTCTGGTCTAGCTGTTAATCTTCCTACTAATTCAACACGGTTCATTTAATCAATCCTTTCAAATTTCATTTCATTTAATTCTAAAAATTTTCTTAATGCTTGTTGTTTAGATAATGGTGCAGTAATTTTTAATGTATATTCTTTTATTGGGTCTATATTTTCTGTTTTAACTTCTTCAATAAGCATTTGTTCAATTTTTTCTTGTTTAAATTCTTCTTTTTTCTCTTCTACTTTTTGAGTAGTTTTTTTCAATTCTTCTAAACGATTATTTTCATTTATAACTTTAGTTAAATCGAATTCTTTTAAATATAAATTTGTTAATGCTAATTCATTATCACTTTTTAAATTTTTAATTGCTTCTAATTCATTTGCAATCTTTCTTATTTTTTCTACTAAATCTTTTTCTACATCTTCTAATTTATAGGTTTTATTTAAATATCTTTCATCAAATAACATATTCAAATTTATTAATTCGCTAATTGCTTCTTTTCCAACTAATTCATTGAATATATTTTGGATTTCTTTTTTCTTTTCTTCTTTTTCTTTTTCTTCATAAACTTTAACTTGTCCATCAACAAAGTCTGCAGTTTCTTTTAGAATTTTTTCTGTTTCTTTTGCTGTTTTTTCAAACATTTCAATTGGCTTATTAAACTCTGCAACTATATTTTTTCTATAATCTGCAATTTTTTTTACTATTTTATTTATACTTGCTCTTTCATCTTTTGCTTCTTTTATTTGGTCTTCATTAAAAATTAAATTCGAATAATATTCTTTAAGTTGTAATGCATATTCTTTAGCCTCTATTATGTTATCTTCTACTTTTGATACACCGTTTATTTTTGCTTCTATTTCATTTTTTAAAATTGGTTTTTCCATTAAAATACCTCTTCTTTCGTTTTCTTTTCTAATTCTATTTGTTCTTTAGATTTTATTAATCCTTTTTGTTTTAAACTATTAATTGATTGTTCAGCTTCTAATCTTGTTAATTTTGTTGGGTCTTTTTTATAAAAATTTCTTAATTTTTCTTTTAATGGTTCTTCTAAATTTGAAATTGTTATTAATTGTTCTGCTGTCATTTCATTATCTTCAAATTCATATGGACTTATTATTTCAGTTTCTGTGGCATTTTGTTTTGTTTTGTTATTTTTATTACTTACTTTTTTTGTTAATGATTGTGCATCATCATCTTCCGTTGCTAACCCAAATGCCATAAGCAAACTATATCTTCTTGCATATGTTGTTGCCGAACCTTGTTCTTGTGCAGGATTTTTAATACCACTTAATACTGCATCAACTATTTTTACACCTCTTCGTGCTGGTTTTTCTTCGCCATTTATAATTGGAACAGTCATTATATAATCATCGTTATCTATACGTTCCACATATTGATAATATCTACTGTTTATTGATTCTAAATAATCATGAATTTGTGCTAAATCTGTATATTTATAACCATATCCATTTTTATTTTTACTTACGGTTGTTTTTTGTGTTTCTTCCATTTAATCCTCCAATGCAAACTCAACATATTTGAGTTCTTCCTCTGCTCTTATTTCTTCATTTCCATTTAGTTCAGGATAAATCTTTACTACGCTTCTTCTTGCTCTGCAAATACTTTCAAAACTAGGTAATTTACGTTCTTTATGTTCATTTATTAAAACATTAAATTGAATGTTTATTGGTACTCCTAATTTTTCATATACATTTGCTACAAGTATAAAATTATCTTTTCGTGCTTCTAGATTGTTTTCTAGCACTTCTTGAACTAATTGCTTCACTTGTTTTAATCTCATTTTGAAACTCCTTTAATTCTTTTCTAACTTGATTCAGTTTTAATCTTAAATCTTTACAACTTTCTAAATATTTATTTTTTAATGCAATTTGTCTGTCAATTTCTTCTTTTGCAATTTCAAGATGTTTTTCTAATTTTGATATTCTATGTAACGCAGTTTCATATTGTTTGTCTTGACTTTCAATTTCTGCTTTTTCTTTTTTGGTAAAAAAATACCAATTAATTATTTTTTTCATTTTTTAATTCCTCTAGCTCATTTTCTAATTTTTCAATAAGTTTATCTTTTTCATAAATTTCATCCTGCAATTTAGATATTTCTTGATTTTTTTCATCTATATCTCTTTCATAAGTACAATAAGCTATTTTTTCTGGATAATATTCCTCATAATAATCTCTCATTTAAATTCCTCTAACATTTTATTCATTTTTTCTTGTTCCTCTATCGTTGCCTCATTAGACTTTATTTCATTTTCATTCCAATTTGGAACATTATTTTTTTGAGTTCTTTGCTGTTTTAATTTATCAAAAACAATTCCTTTGTAATTTGATGCCATACAGTTATCGATTAATTCGATAACATTTTCTTCGCCATATTTATTTACATTATTTTCTATTTGAGTTAACAAAGATTTAAGCCCTGTTTGAGTATATATCTCATTTCTTTCCTCTTTGTAATTCATCCAATCTTCAATCTTCCCCCTTAACAATCCCCTATCTTTAATAAAATTAGAAATTATAAATAAGAAAGTAGAAATATTATTTGCTTGTTTTTTGACATCGTTTGGCTTGTTTTTTCGCTTGTTTTTGGTTTGTTTTTGGTTTGTTTTTTCGCTTGTTTTTTTTGCGTTATCATTTCCTGTTGGAGCGCCACCTTTTGAACCTCTAACAGAATTGTTTTTTGACTTATTTATTGGTAAAACTATATTAGACCATATTGCTTTATTCATACCATCTAAATTAGGTTCTATATCCTTAAATACATAATCAACGATTGCTTCTAACATAATTAATTTATTTTTCTTATCAAGATTATCTATTAACTCAAAATAATTTTTATAAAATGTAAAACTGTTTATTTCATTCATTTGGTCCCTCTTGATTTTCTATTCATTTTTTGATATAATTAATATGTTATTTTTGGGTAACAATTTGACTGTTAGTGTTCTCAGCACTAACATTTTTTTGTGCATTTATTGTATTGCTACTTAAGATTGATATAACTAATATAAAAATGAAAAATGCTATTATTCCTTTGCTTTTTAAAATTTGTTTCATGTTTTTTTCTCCCTTTTAAATTCCTAATTTTTTTGTAATTAATCTTGTTAATGCTACTTTTGTTTTTCCATCTGGAACAAAATATTTTTTTTCTTCCATTTCTGCTCTAAAATTTTCAATATAGTTTAGTGCTTTTTGATAAGATAAATATGGAATTACAATTTGTAAATCATAAGCAGACATATATTTTTGTTTTAATACTTCATCTGCTGTTTTATCAAATTTTTTCATAGCCTTTCTCCTTTCTTTTGCATCTGTTCAGATGCCTAGCTAGTATTAAGAGTTGAACAAGAAAACTTTTATTTGTAGAAAGAAGTTTATTAATGAAATTACTCTTAACACTAATTAGACATCTGAAATTTTTTATTGTGATATAATTACCTCAGAAAGTGAGGTGTTAGATTTATGCATAACCTTATTAACGAATGCCCAATTTGCAAAAGTAAACAATTAGTCAATATTGGTGGCAAAAATACAGTTTATGGATTAGTTGAATTAAATACTGATGGTACTAAATCAGAAAATCCTAATTTTTTGCCAGTAGTAGTTAGCATTTGCCGTGATTGTGGACATGTTGAATTTAGACATTTTCCTATAACCAAACCAAACAAGGATTAATGTCTACAAGATTAGATTAATTTCTAATCTTTTTTTGTTTCAAATGTATAAGAATATGTATTTGGTACTTGTTCTTTTGTTCCGTCAGCATATTGTATTGTTACATCTGATGAGTTAATTTTTATTCTTTCATTGATTTTTTCAATAAACCAATCAATTAATTGTTCTTGATCTTTAGATTTCATATTTTTTAACATCTCTAATACATCAATTTTGCATTTAATTGTAAATGGATTATTTTCTTCATCTATTAATGTATTTGTTATTTTTTCTTTCATATTTT